CTTCGGGTGTAGCATCATTAAGTCTAGCCATATCTTGTTTCATTTTTAAGTACTCTTCTATTTCGTTAGTCATTGAAAGTTTCTCTCTTCTTTACGTTGATCCAGTTGTCAGGTATACTATGCTCACTGAACCATCTAAAGTCATTGGCACTAGCCCACTCTCCGTGGCTTCTTTTAGTCCCGTCCTTGCGCCTCTTAGCTTGAGGCATTGGGGCGCTAGGATTAGCAAACAAAAACACTAGCTCAGTGTCTTCGGGTAAAGCCTTACTGATCCAAATGTATTTACTGTACTCTGCGTAATCCCAAAATCTACCTTTAGCTTCAAGCAATATTTTCTTCCCTTCAATCTCCCGTATAAAATCAGGATGATAATGATGATCAACGGTGTATGGGAGCTTATCAGTATGACAACTCCAAGAGTCTAGTATGCCTGTATGTAATTCATATTCCCAGTTAGAGTCATATCCAACTACTAAGTTCTTAGACTCAGGACGGACTGCTCTGGGCTTACGCTTACCTTTTCTTATCTTAGTCAATGTATAACCGCCTCTCTTTTTTCTAGCTCTAAGCCTATTACAGCATGGAGATCAGCAAGAAACTCACTATCTACATCGGCTATGGTTTTGTCTGAGTTGTAAAGAAAACTACCTACTGCTATAATCATTTGATTAACATCTAAGACTTTGCTATCCATTGTATATCCTTTAGTGTTATACTTTCAATAGCACGATCAGGCCAGATAACTAAAAGTCTTTTTATTTTATTTTTGATCCACTTAGGATGATAAGCGTTCAAGTACATAGTTCGTTCGGCCATAAAGTGAGTTTGTGTGGGCATAAATTTTAAATAGTTTTTAGTATTTATTTTAAGCCCTTCTTCTTCACTCAACAAACTACGCAACCAATCAACAAGGATCACTGAGGCTTGAGCTTGGATGCGCTTGGTTTTCTTTTTGTTCATATTATTTCCTCAACTTTAGGTTCAACTTCTACTTTAGTTAAGTACGCTAACCCGTTGGAATACTTGAAAGTTCTTAGGCCTGCTCCATCGTTGGAGTCTTTGTAGCATTCGTATTTGTATTTACACCAACTACAACCTTTAGGTAATTTCATGTTGCCTTTCTTACCATCAGGTATGGGAGTATAGCATAATTCAGGAGGGGTGTCAAGCTTTAATGCAGGAATCAGAGATTTAATTGATGTCTTTATGTTAGGCTTGTCCATGTCATCGGGCGTGTACATGCACAACTCGCCACTCTCTTTGTTGATAACCAAGAACCCACCATTCTCTGTACCCTCTGCCGCTTCATATCCTGCAAGCTGACCAAGGTATCCAAAAGGGTCATCCTGTGCTAAGCGGCCATCTTTAAACTTGTTAAACGCAAAGCGAGAAGCAGTCTTTACATCTACTACCTCACCGTTTATTTTGCAATCCATGTGACCTACAATACCATTAACATCTACTTCTTTCTGCTCGTCTGTTACTTTGTGATCTGTCATCCGTACAAGCATCAACACAATCTCTTCAAGCAAGTGGCCGTATAGGAACTTGATTTGCGTTGGGCCGTCAACAAGACCACGACCTTGAGGATCACGTTTTTCAAACCACAACTGTCGTGCGGGCTTGCCGACATTAGACATACGCACAGTAAAGTCTTTGTTGCGCTCAGAAGGAGCCGCCCAAGACATCAAAGCCTCTTTAATACCTGACAATGTATTATCAATGTCTTCTTCTGTAAGCGGCAGAGGCTTACCGTCTGACAAACCTTCAAGGTGTTTGTAGATGTCAGGCACTACATTATTAAGACTCATTGGGCATATCCTTTATAATAGTTTTAATTTTATTTAAAGAGAGCTTAAACCATTCTCCTCTGTTATCGCATCCTGTGGCTGTAAGTTTATCATGTACTAATTTTTCTGTTTCTTTTCTATCAGCAAAAAACTCAGAGTACTCTAATTTAAAATCACGTAAAGGACTAGATGTTTGATAAGTTCTACACCTATCCTCTGCATCTACAGCCATGCCAACCTTGTACCAACCTTTCCATGCAGGGTTAGATACTACATAGATATGGCCTCGTTTTACTTTATCGTACTTATTATAGACTGCCTGACCTATAGAGGCGGCTAGTCTTTTAAGTTTATTTTTTCTATTCTTAATTGTATCACAAGCGTTGCAAATATAGTTACACTTTTTAAGATTAGAAGCGTAAAAGTTTTCTTCTGTTAAGGGAGCATTGCAATGATTACAAGTCTTAATGTTTTTCACTTTAGTTTTCCTTTAGGTCAGGACAATACTTAGCATTAAACTTAGCTTGTTGTTCCTTTATGTCTGCTAGTTCTTCGTCCATAAGAGCATCCATTTTTTGACCTACAAACTCGTTTTCGTCTGAGATAGCCTTCCATCTTTTTTCAAGATATTCTTTAGACCATCCAATAGACCAACCACCCACGACTTCTGAATAGTCATCGTTATAGAATCCTTGGTTTAATATAAAAATTTGACACCTATAAAAAGTTCCTCTATAAAACCACTCTCGAATATAGATACCATCAGAAGCATAAACATTGCCATATACTGCGTACTTTTTAATGTGTTTCACTCCAGTTCTCCCCGACTTTGTAGTCTCCGTCTAATGGACAGTTAAGCTCAAGCATACACCCTGCTTCTTTAATAGCCCGTACTCCTGCTTCGCCTACAGCTTTGGCGTGATCAGCGTGGCACTCTATTTGCCATTCATCGTGTACATTAGCTACAAACTTAGCATCCCAACCATTAGAATTTATCTTATCGTTTAAAAGGATCAAGGCTTTCTTCATTACTATTGCGCCTGCTCCCTGTAATAAAGTATTCAGGGCCGCATGTTCTGAACGGACTGTAAGCTTGCGACCATCTAGTGCCTTAACGAACCCGCTTCTAGCTTCTCTTTGTACTCTGTCCGTAAGATTTTTAAATGATGGGAGATTATCAAAGAAGCGTTGTCTAAGTCCTTTACCAACCGCTCTACCTCTTCCAACCACTGATCCAAGTTTTGCATCTCCCGCTCCGTAAAGGAGGGCATAGATGAAAGTTTTTGCCTTATCTCTTGATTCAATTCTAGCAAGTTGTTGATTAGTGGTGTGTATGTCTCCGTTAAGTATTTCATTTGTGTAGCCCTCGTCATTTAAGTAGTGTGCTAACATTCTTAATTCCAAGCCTGAAGCATCTATTCCTACTAGCTTGTAGTTATCTGGAACAGTCCAACAGCTTCGACACTCCTCACCATAAGGAGACTTAGTGCTTGGAATCTGGGCTGTGTTGGGATGTGAATGAGTCATGCGCCCTGTCACTGCCCCATTAGGATTTACAAAGCCGTGTATTCTTCCTGTATCTTCGTTAAGCTCTTTGAGCCAACTCTTAGCTTGAGCCAATCGTTTCTGTAACATAAGATACCTAGCAATCATAGCGGCCTGTGGAATATTTTTAACTCTATTTAAAGTGGCTTCGTCCACAATAGGTTGACCTGTGGGTGTGTGTTTTTGTGGGTTCCAACCAAAACGAATTAAGTATTCGCCGATTTGTTTACGTGATCCTAAGTTAAAAGGCGTTTCAGTTTTACGAGAGATGGGCCTGTTGTATATATCCAAAGACAACCTTTCGTACTCTTCGTCTGTCAGTCTTGTGCCGTTACCGTGTTGATCTGTCGCAGTCTTAGCCACTGCTCCTGTAGCTGTGAACTTAGGCGTAAGTATTTGCGTGGTGATAATCGGCTTGAACTCTTCATGTACTTCTTGTTCTAAATCGTGTAGTTTAGTTTCAAACATAGCAACTAAGCTCATTGTCTTTTCAATGTCTAAACAAAAACCATTGTCACGTTGCTGATTAATTATCTTAGCTACAGCGTGTTCTATTTGTACTGATTGTGGTGTAAACCCACGGCTCTCAACCTTCAATGCTTCATATACTTTAGTGTTAAGCAACACATCGTTCTTACAATACTCTAGCATCTCTGGGCTGTAAGCTTCCCAAGCATCTTCTTGTTTTCCAAAGTCACCTTTATGAAAGCCTAGTCGATAGCCCCAACCTTCAAGCCCGTGATTGCCTTCGCGTGTAGGTTTAAAAAGCCTTGAAAGAACAAGGGTATCAACGATCTTCTTGTCGAACAAGTCTAGTCCTGCAACCTTCTTAATTGCAGGGATGTCATAGCCTATTAAGTTGTGACCAATTAGTTTTGTTGCAGAAGATAACATATCGTAACCTTCTTGCAACTGTGTGTTGTCAAATGTAAACACGTCCTTAGTCTCTACGTCTTGAGCCACAATACAAAATATCTTTGTGGGGTCTAAGCCGTCTGCTTCTATATCAAATACTAAATTACTCATGTTCTTCACCTAATTTTAATTGGGGACTGCGAGGGTCTTTAAGCATCTCTTCGTAGTAGTATGACAGAACGTCATGTTCTATTGCTATTTTTATACCCTCGACAGTGTAATGCGCCCACCTTATAACAGTTATAGGTCTAAACAGTTTGTTGTGTTTATCTATCTCGAACCCGTTAAAGGTGGTTGTCATATAATGTCTCCCTCAAATTGAGAGGGATCGTAAGCATCTAACTCTCTGAGCCTTCCTGTGTTACCATCATATAAAAGATTGGTAGCTACACCTACAGCTCCAGTGTATCTAGACTTCAGTACCCTCACCTTAGTGGTGGAGGCTTCGATCTCATCGTCTGATTGTTGGTTGCGCTCCAAGGAAAGAACACAATCACTTAGCTGAGCAATGCTCTGACTGCCTCTAAGATGATTAAGCCCTGTCTCAATACCGTTCTCGTGTCCACGGTTGCCATCAATCCTGCGGAGGTGTGATACAAGAATCATGCCACATCCTGTCTCCTCAACCATCGTTCTTAGTCGATGCATGATTTGATCTATGGCTTTGCGCTCATCGTTTTCAAGGGTGGATAGGACTAACATGTGCAAGTGATCCACTACAATCCATTTACAATCTAATCCAATTATCATGTAGCGTAACTTGCTAAAGATGTCTTCAAGGTTATTGACTCCGTGGTGTGCATGAATCCATACACGCCCCTCGTTCTCACCCATGAATACTTTCTTAAAACATTCGTCCAATTGATCGGGGGTGTAAGTAGACTTAACGCTGTCTAAATGCAGTTTAGCATCTGCCTCAATCGCCATGATTCCTTCGGCAGTTCGTGACCAATTCTCTTCAAGTGCTACTACACCCACGTTATCTTTTGTTTTATTTATAAGCCAGTGTTCAAGCTCTCTAGTGACAGAAGATTTACCTAGACCTGTACCACCTGTCAGGGTAACTAACTCTCCTTCTCGTAGACCTTCTAGCTTTTTATTTAAACCGTACCAAGGATAAGGTATGGCCTTCTTTCTTTCAAGACGTAGTTTCTGATATGCTTCAAGCTGTTCAGACAGATTCAAAACACCAGAAGGTGTATAGACTTTAGCATCCCAGAAAGCACTGACGTATGCCGCATGTCTACCCTGACGCAACATATCGTTAGCGTCCTTGTAATCCACGGGCAGTGTCATTATCTTAGCTTTCTTTGGTGTTAATAGTTTTGCTACGGCTTGAGCCGCTTCTTTACCATGCTTATCGTTATCAAAGTTAATGACTACACAATCAAAAGACTCAAGGTACTCAAGGCTATTCTTAACATCAGCAACGCCTCCTTGCGCCCCTGATTTTATAGAAACGACAGGCCACTTAGAACCAAGTAGCTCGTAAGCGGCCATGCCATCGCATTCACCCTCTGTTAAAGTTATAAAATTACCGCCTGCTTTAAACAGATTTTCTCCAAACAACCCTACCTCTTTTGGACTACCTGTCCACGCAAACTCTTTGTTCTGTTTACGTATCTTAGTACCTGCTAACTCGTGTCCATTGTAGTAGGGGTAGTAGTGCTTATCAATCTTACCATTTAGTAGTGTTGACTTGACCCCATATTTCTTAGCTGTTTCTAAGCTTATCTTTCGATCAGTCAATTCATTAAACGTAGCTGTTGAACTATTGTTCATCTTGCTGTTCCTTTGATGTATTTCAAACTCCGTTTCTACATCATTGTGTTGCACTTCCGCTGTGCTATAGTTTGGTAAGTATGTCCTGCAACTGAAGCAGAACCCAGAGCCATTGTCGTTAACTGAAACTGGGTCACTGCCTCCACAAGCGGGACAAGGTAGCTTGTGTTTAACAAAAGGCATACGCCTTACTCCTATTTGTTACCTCGTGTTTCCTCGTCAGCGGTAGCCTCAATGATAGCCTCGTCTACTAAATGCTCATCCATGCTACCAGTTAAAGTCATAATAGATGCACGAGCGAGTGTAACACTCAACTCTGCCTCTCGTAACTTACCCTGTGCATTGACTAGTACTCCAAACACTGACTGTCCTTCGGGTGATAGTTGCCCTACGTCATAAGTCACATCGTCTTTGATGTAGGTGTATTGTGGTGCGTCACTCATAGTTCATCCTCCATAGATGGTTCTGCTGTTATACCCAGTTCTTCGCCATCAGGTGTCCCGACTTCTACTAGATCAAGCACTTGCATAGCTTGGAAGTCTAGACCCTTGAAAGTCCCATACTTGTTTGTGGTTTCCCACTCATTGTACTGAACTCTCACAGTGGAGCCGTTGCCTACACGAGCATCCAAAGGATTCTTATACTGGTCGATAAGCTTTGGAGCCTGTCGTACCATACCGTTTGGCCCTTCGACCTTACGCTTAATTAAAAGAGCAGGGCCTTCCTCCATGTCTTTGATGCTGAAT